ATGGAGGGGATGTTTGAGAGGAGTGATGTAGCGCAGTTCCTAGCCAACCCACACAAGAAAAGTTTTGGCTTATTATGCGTCATCGGCCACGCTCTTGTCTTGAATATGATTGAAGAATTGATTTAATCGCACAGGGCCACTTGTCTTTTGCAATTCTTTCCAGCCATCTACCAGCCCCCTATATCCATAAAAATCCTCCTTAAACTCAACTTGCTTTTGCGTGGCGTAGGCATAGTGATCGAACACTAGCCCCCAAGTTTCCGTGATTCCTCTTGGAACTAATCTAGCCCTTATGTTTAGCTGTGGCGGCTCGTGGCTAGTAAAGCATACACCCTTGCCCCACTTCCAAGCCCTCATCCATTCGTACCAGCTAGAGCTATATCCATTCCTAGTCACTATCTTTTTGTTTTCTCCTACAAAGAAATTGCAATGAAACTGCATCGTGCATCCTTCCTCTGTTCCCTTTAGGCACTCATAGATTTTCTCGATCTGGTCTGCCCTCCACATCTCGTCGCAATCCACCTCCATAACCACGCCAGAATCTACTCCTTGAAGGGCTTGTTGAATCATCTCTAGCTTCCCGCTGAATGGTTTTCCCTGCGAATAAACAACGATGTTATCCCCTTGGATGCTCTCAATATATTCGTGCGTTCCGTCTATGCTCTTGAACTCCTTATGCCATTTGTCGGGGATTTGCTTACACCAGCGGGTGCATCCTAGAGGCTCGCTTGCTCCTTCAACGATGTTCCACCTCCAAGGGATTTTTAGCTTTTGAAACTCTGCTAGATGCTTCTCGATATAGGGCATCCCATTAAGAACAATGGTGAAGATGGTTAGCATAGTTTTACCCAACATTGTTCCATGGTTACAAAATCAGATATTGACTCGTTGACGGCTTGAATAACTCCCTCGAATGTTTGGATGTAATCATGTCCAGCCAAGACTCCGCCCTTGCGAACCTTGGGCATCCAATCGGCAATATCTTTTTTTACTGCCTCATAGGTGTGGTTTGCATCAATAAAAACCCCATCTAAAGATTTGTCCTCGAATAGATATGCGGCCTCGTTGGTTGTCATTCTGTGTTCTTCGTAAAGTCCATCCAGCCTTGCCATATTAGATTTAAACTTTTCGTATAGATTGTCCTTCATTTCATCGGTATGTTCTTCTGAACCCAACCAAGTATCTACAATTTCTATTTTGATATTCGGGCTTTTGTTCTTTGCCTCGACAACAAGAAATGCAGAGCTTCTTCCCTTCCAAGCTCCAAGCTCTACAATCGTTCCGCTTGGTTCGCACTTATCAACCATTAGACGATATACATTCGGATAGGTGAACCATTGTTCACCAAAACACGCATCCTCGTATATGTGTTCTATCATAGCCGAAAGATGGCCGCACCATTACGAACAGACCAATCCTCCCATAGTAGCTCCGCAGATCGTTTCAGCTTGTGATAGTTTGCCCAATTCTTCATGGCGTTAATATCGTCTAGGGCTATGATTGCTTTCTCTGCTAGGAATGGCCTTACGCATCGAAGCTCTGATTCACCAGAAAACTCACACCCATCAATCAGAACAAAGTTAAAATCCACGCTGTGCTCGAAGTGAATATCCTCGATTGCGCTGGTCTTATACTGGTAAGCGATTTCAAGGGAAACATTGTGCCAGCCCAAGATTTGCTCTAGTGGGTACTGGTTGAGGGTTGTCTTTGTGGTTTGATAGAACTCTTCAATATCTTTCTTGTTTGCCCATAGGCTCGATATTGTTGCCGTTCCATTGATAGCGATTCCTCCCCTTGCGGATAGATTCATTGAGTGTCGGCCTATGCGGTCTGGGTGGTTCTCGATGCTGAATAGTCTCTTTGTCCTAATACATTGCGTTGAGCCGTCCCCTGTTCCTCCACCGATCTCTAGCCCTACATCTAGCCCCTCGCTATATTTTTGGAGGGCTTGGCCGAATGAGTCGTTGATGGTTATTTCTTGCATTTTGCCATCTCTAACAATGCCTTCTTAATCACATATTCGATGACGGCTTCTTGGTCTTGTTTCAAGGCAAACATCCCCGCTTCGTATAGTGCTTTCTTGGCCTTGTCATCATAGTTAATATCTACATTAACGAACTTGGTTTTGCAGGGATATGACTTCCCGAATGTAATCATACCAAGACCCTTGGCAAGCTCCCCCTTTTTGGCTTTTCTACATCCAATTATTTGCTTTGCGCTTTTCATAGATTGCTTTTCCTTTTTCATAGAACTCCGGCTTGTTGTGGTTTTTAAGTTGCTCGTCTGGGTTGCCCCCTGCAAACATAGGATTCTCATGCTTGAATTGGATATGTCGAGCCTCGATTACAACTTGGTCTAAATATCCAAGCTCTGTGAACTCGTTATCGGAATAAAGCCCATCGCTTTCTTGGTAGTCGGGGTGGAACATGTGACCCTGTTTCTTTAGCCTATCTTTCGTGAGAATCGCCATACAAAGCAGTTTATCTGTTCTCAGCCCATCTGATACTGCCAATACCTTCTCAGCCTTTGTGTCCCCAATAGCGTTCGAAATTAGGGCATCCCAATGTCTCGGAGGAGTCCAATCGTCAGACATTTGGATAATGATGTCCCCCTTGGCTATTTTTGCCCCTGCGTTCCAAGCGTTAACTATTCCACCGGGGTTGCATCGAATCCCTTGGTGGGGGGTGTAGTCGGTTTTCTCATCTGCATCCACCATAAAAAGCCACTCAATCTCAAGGGGCTTCTCAGCCAAGGAAAGCCATTGCCAGCGTCTTTGCCAAGCGATCTGAGGTCTGCCTCTAGTAGCGTGAATAATGCTGATCTTGGGGGCGGGTCGAAACTTGCGAATCTTTTCTGCCTCACCTAGTTCTCCAACACATACGGAAGCTGTCTCGAAAATGTCCATCGCTTGCCAGTTGTAAATTGCCTCAACTAGATTCCAATAGTGGAGCTTTGGTCGAGCTAGTGTCATTGCCGCTCTTGCCGCTCCATAGGTTTTTATCCAGTTCCCTTTCCCTGCCCAATGGTTTGCAATATAAAAATAAGCCTCTCGCCTGTCGGGTTGAAGCCCTACCGCTTGCCCCAACCAAGAGAGCCTTTCATTATCGGCAACAATCCTCCCTAGATTGCAAAACACATCATAGCGAAGCGTGTCCTCTAGCTCTGGGAATACTAAAGCCCTCTTGCTCGACTCGATGCACTTCTCGACTTGATTAGAAAGAAAGTATTCTTGGGCTTGGTAGTAAAGGGAATTAGGGGCGGTTGAAAGCGAGTCTGCTAATATGTTGAAGTTCCTTTCAGCACTTTTAGACTTATATCCGTCTGGCTTATGGATGCGGAATATCTTATCAACCCCAATCGTCTTGTTTGGTTCTTTAGTAACAAGCATCTCGTGAACTCGGTTCTTCCAAGAACAAGTTCCTTTCCTAGAAATTTCTTCACGAAGGGGTAATAAACCAGCATTTTCAACCCAATATTTTAAGGCTACTAGGTGGGCGTCTTTCTCGATGGCTTGGGCAATAGCCTCCTCAACCACGCTCTCCCCGCCTTCTGTCATTACATCGTCAGCATCCACCCACAAAGCCCACTCACACTCACAAGCCTCTAGCGCAGTATTCCTAGCTGTTGCGAAGTCATCTATATGCTCCCAATCAGTTCTTTTATTCTGGTAATGAACGACTCTAGCACCGAGAGAAAGTGCGATCTCCTCCGTCTTATCGGGCGTAGCTGACCCCCGAGCCATACATACAACAACTTCTTTTGAGATAGGCTTAAATGATTCAATGCAACGCTGGATGTAGTTTTCTTCATTGCCAGCGATAAGATAGACAGAAAGAGGATATTTCATTTGGGATTTCAGTTGTTAAGGATTTCTTAAGTCATAGGGATGTCAATTAAAAAGAAAAGGGGGGAGTAGGCTTTCACCCGCTCCCCCCATTTCGGGAATCAACCACCAATCTTTATGCGAAGTTTGTGGTGATACGAACAGCGGCGTTCGGATCAATGATAACTTCGTCCGTATTCATACGAACCCGGAGCACTTGGCTTCGGCGAGCTTCGTCACGATAGCTCTCTGAAACGAATCCACCAGCCGCATCGCCAGTCCAAACCAAGGTGCGTCCCATTCCACCAGCGGTGAACTCACCACCGGAGACTTGTCCGACCACGATTTTCGCTGAGGAGACAACGAACGAACCGCTATAGGTTTTGTTCTTGCCAGCGGTGTTAATTGCCGCACGACCTACGAGGAGGTTCGTCACACCGAGAGCCGCCGCAATCTCCGCTTCGGAGAGCAAGCGAGCACCCGTGCTAGAAATCACTCCGAAGAACTGATTCTGCAAGAGCTTCGAGCGTCTGATCAACTCAAACACATTGGCCGACATCGCAACGCAATTCGCTTCGTAACCATACTGGGCGAGGGCGAGCTTGGCGGTAGCTACATCACGAGCGATGTCGCAAGTTTCAACAAGGGCTTGTGTGTAGTTAACGGCAGGGCTTTGATCGGCAATAGTGAAGGGAGTCGAACTCGCCCACACAACATCATTAACACGCTTCTCGTGCGAGAGCTTCAACTGACGAAGCAAGAACTTCGCTGTTTCGCTTTCATACGAAAAAAACCTGTTTAAGTCAGCGGAAGCATCATCCGGCACGAGTTCCTCAAGTCCGAATTCGCTCGTTACATAATTTGCCGAGCTGAAAGAACGAATTCCTCTGCTATAGCTCGAACCGCTTTCACGATTGAGAACATTGTTGCTGAGGAGTTCACCAGCCGCCAACTGCACCTTCAAATATGTTCCCGCTTTCGCATCAACATT